CAATCAGGAGTGGTCCATCGAAACCGGTGAAGGCGAATTCACCGAATAAAAAATAAAAGTATTTGCGTCAAGGAGGTATTAAACGATGCAAGAGTCTAAGATGTTTACGCCGAGAGATGTAACAGTCTCCGGTACACAGTTTCACATTTTCCCGTTCGGAGCGTTCAAGGCTGCCAACCTGAGTGGTGAGCTTGCACAGCTCGCCATTCCGCTCATTGCAGGCATTTCGGCTCTCCCCACGGGAGAAGGAGAAGATCCGCTTGACGCAGATTTGGAAAAGATTGCCCCTGCACTGTCGGGGGCTTTCGATTCCTTGTCTGGCGATAAGGTAGAAAACCTGTTGAGAAAGCTCGTTCTCAACAAGAACGTCTCCGTAGATTACGAAGACGAAACCGTATATCTCACGGAGGAGCTTATGAATGAGATCTTCTGTTGCGATATTATGGGTATCTATATGCTCGCTTTTGAGGTCATCAAGACGAACTACGGCGGTTTTTTCAAGAAGCTCGGAAACCTATCTGGCTCTGTAACCGAGAAAGTATCGACCTTGACGAAAGCGGCGGGATTGAGAAATACGGAAACCTCGACCTGACCGCTTTTTCCGAACTTGAACTCAGAATGTACACGTTAATCAAGGCACAGCTCGCATCGAAAATGGAACTCGAAGCGTGGTACACGCTTGATGAGGCATTGAAACTGTATGCTTTGTACAAGAGAGACGTGGATATTGAGAGGCTTCAAGCGGAAGACTTGAAAAGCGAGGTGAGTAAGCGATGACAATAAGGGACATTGCTATTGCATTTGGCTACGAGGTCAACAAAGGCACCGAAGCAAGTGTAAAGAAAAGCATTAACTCCCTTAAAAGTTTTGCAACGAAAGCCCTCGGTGCTATCGGCGTCGGTGTTTCTCTTACTCAACTGAACGCTATTGTTGAGGAGTTCCAAGAGGTAAATCAGCAGATCAAGTATGCTACCAACAACATTGCAAATCAGGAAGAATTGCAACGTGCAGTTGGAGATGCGGCAAACGCAACGAGGCAGACCTACGCTGCTATGGCTACGACAGTAACCGACCTGATGAACACCCACAACAAGTTGTTCAAAACGGTGGAGGATACCGCCGCTTTTGCAGAACTTACCAACAAAGCATTCAAGTCCGCAGGAGCAAATGAGTCAGAAATCAGCTCCTTGAACGGAGCGATCCAAAACGCATTTACAACAGGAAAGGTCAGTGCAGGAAGCTTTCAGACGATAATGAAGTCCTGCCCGAAGGTGATAACCTACCTTTCCAAAACGCTCGGCGTAACCGAGCAGCAAGTCAAGGCACTCGGAACCGCAGGTGCTATAACCGCAAATCAGCTATACACGGCATTCAACAGCAATTCCGCCGCCATAGAATCGGATTACGGTCAACTCGCATTCACCATAACGGATGCGATGAAGTACATCAAAAACGAATTCGGTCTTTGGTTGGTTCAGCTTAACGAAACGCACCAAATCACCCAGAAAGTAGCCAAGTTTATGACTCGTGCATTCGACGGGATTATGAACGTGGTGAAGAAAGCGACGGCTTGGGTTGAAAGGCTATCGTCGAAGGTGGGGGGCATAGGAAATCTCCTGAAGATTATCCTGATAACCATTGGAAGCATAGCAGGTGCTACTGCCGGTCTTAAAATAGTCGGCAATGTTATGATGGGTAATTCGGCACTCCAGAAACTCGCAGAAACGCTGGGAACGGTGGGAGCGGGTGCTGGAGGTGCTTTTGCTGGCTTCAAGGGGCTTGGAGCCGCAATCGGCAAAATAGCTCCAATGGTGGCAAAGGCGTGTCCTTGGGTGCTACTCATCATAGCAATTATTGCCGCCCTAATGGTTGCACTCGAAGACCTGATAGCATTCTTCAACGGAAACGATAGTATCGCAGGAGGATTTTTCGCCACAATTGGAAAGTCCGCCGAGGATATGAAAAACAAGATAGCGGGCATAGTTGAAAAACTCGGCTCCGTCTTCTCGGACGTTTTCTCGGTGGTGTCTCAGGTAATCGGTCTTGCTGCCACGGTAATCAGCGGTGCTCTCGTAGGTGCGTTGGAAATACTGGTCGAGGTTCTCGATCCTGTATGCTCGTTGCTTCAAATGATTATGGACAAAATAATGCCCGTAATCAATAAGTTGATGCAGTCCCTATTCAACATACTCGAAAAGCTGATGAATGGGGTATTGAAAATTATCGTATCCTTGCTGGATATAATCGTACCAATTCTCGACTTGCTCATAGCGGTTCTTGAACCTATACTCGATCTCGTCGTGATGATAGTCGATGCAGTGTTGCCGATCCTTGACATCCTGAACCCGATCATCGACATTGTAGTAAACCTCGTAAACCTCGCCCTGAAGCCTGTAATCTCCATAATTAAGTTGCTCTGCAACCTGCTCAACTCTGTGCTCGTTCCGGTGCTTAATATGGTGAATCAGTTGTTAGCCCCTGTGCTCGGCATAATCGAGAGCGTTTTGTCTATCCTGACACCGCTTTTGGATATGCTTTCGAGCCTCCTAAATCTGATTTTGTCCCCCATCATCGACGTTCTCACGGTCATAATCGACATTCTTTCGGGAACGCTCGGAGGCGTAATTTCGTTCATCACAACGCTGTTACAGCCATTGATTGATGCACTCTCTTGGATAATCGGATTGTTCGACAAATTGATAGGGGCAATAGTCGGTCCCCTTGAAGGAGCGGCAAGCAAGTTCAAGGATTTCACGTCCTCTGTGACCGGCAACTTGACAAAAGGCATCGGAGGTCTCGGTCAAAAGGTTACGGGGTGGATGAGCAACGTCACCTCGTCGTTCAAGAATGCCATTTCCAACTGGACTAAGAATTTCGCTCAGGGAGCGAAGGACATAGTAAGCGGTTTCGGAAAAGGCATCACCGATTTCTTCTCGAACATCGGCAGTTGGATTAAGAAGAACATCTTCGATCCTTTTGTCAACGGCTTCAAGAAGTTGTTCGGGATCCACAGTCCGTCAACTGTATTCGCAGAACTCGGCTCAATGCTTATGCAGGGACTTGGAGAGGGATTGAAAAACGCTCTCGGTTCTGTACTCAATATTCTTTCGGACATCGGTTCGAAGATACTCGACGGAGTTAAGAGTATTTGGGAAGGAGCCAAAAACATCGCCGGTAAAATCGGCGAAACGATTTCAGGTGCAGCATCGAAAATCGGCGAGTGGGCTGGCAACGCTTGGGATAGCGTGAAGAGCGGAGCACAAAACGCTTGGACCTCTATTTCGAGTGGCTTCCAGAGTATGACGAGCAAGGTTGGAGACGCCCTGAGCGGAGCGGCAAGCAAAGTCAAGGATTTTGCAAGCGGTGTAGCAGAAAAGGTATCGACCGGTATCGGCAATGCCGTATCGGGTATCAAAAATGCAGTAAGCGATACGGTGAACAAGGCAGTAACCGCTGTCAAGGATAGTGCAATCGGCAAGGCGGTATCGTCTGCGGTCAGCACAGCAAAGGAAGGCGTGAGCAAGGCGGTGGAAACCGCTAAGTCTGCCATCAGTAGCGTAGCATCGAACGTCGGTGCGAAGGTATCCGAGATAGCAAGCAACGTCAAGAGCACCGTCAGCTCTGTTGTGGACAAAGCAAAATCGACCGTCAGCAACGTAGTTAGCTCGGTCAAAAACAGTAGTGTTGGAAAGGCGGTAGGCGGAGCGGTAAGCAAAGCCAAGAGTGCCGTATCCAGCGGATTGAAGAAGCTCGGCAGTTTCTTCGGTCTTGCAAATGGTGGTTACATCGGGGCAAACAAGCCCACCCCCGTAGTTATCGGTGATAACAAGAACGAGGGCGAGATCGTATCTCCTATCAGCAAGATGAAGAACACGATGCTCGATGCTTTGAGCGTATTCGCAGGAGCAAGACAGCCCGCCCAAGCAGCACAAACCCTTAATCAAGATTCAAGCAATCGAACCATCACGCAGAACGTGAACATCACCAACCAGTTTAATGGAGGTCCTGCTCAGGCTCAAAAGGATGGAGCGAAAGCTATGAAGAAATCTTCCAGCGATGCAACGGCTGAAATGGCACGTGCATTGTCGTATGCGAGGTGATGAACGTGGCAAAAGTTTATACGCCTTCCAATCTCGGAGGAGTACAATTTGACGCAATCATCAGCAGAGATCGAGCCTACGAAGCAGAAGTTCCCACCTACCCCGTCGAAGACGGTTACAAAGTGAGTGACGCTGTTCTTCGAGGCCCGCTCTCTTTGAGCGTTACTGCGTTCATCTCGAACTCGCCGATTACTTGGAGGAGACAGTTAGGAAATTCTCAGAATAGGGTTAGCAGAGTGTGTAAGCAACTCGAAAAGCTCTACTTCTCAGGAGATCCTGTTACCTTTACATCGGGTAACAAAGTTTACCGAAATATGGCACTTGTCAGCTTGACGATTCCCGAAAACGCCGAGATGATGAATGCCGTTGAGGTTTCGTTTCAATTGCAACAGGTCGAGATAACAAAATCCAAGACCACCACGATTCCTGCTTCTTATGGAGCGAGCGGCACAACCGGCGAAAGTGGAGGTACGGCGAGCACGACAGAGGAGAAGAAAGAAGGCTTTCTCTCCAAAGCCTGCTCGCTTTTGTTCGGCTTGTTTAAGAAATAAGAGAGGAGGAAGGAACATTGACAATCATATCCCTACCCGATATGAACGACAGCTTTTCAAGGGTTGTCTTGCGGGGAAAGGAGTATCTGCTCCGCTTGACGTATAACTCAACGGGAGATTTTTGGACCTTTGGCATCTACACGTCAGAGGATACGCCGATCATCACCGAGATAAAGATCGTTCCGTCCTTTCCTCTCAATCGGTATTTCCATACGAGCGAAATGCCCGATGGGATCTTCGGAGTGCTTACGAACCTCGAACGTGTTGGGCGTGATGCGTTCAAGAACGGCGAGGCTCAGTTCGTATTCATTCCCTCTGAAGAATTGATCGAGGAGGCGAAAGAATATGTCGATTAAGTTCTTCGACCGACAGTACAGGTTAAAGGCTGGTGTAGCGGGCTCTGTTGGGTTCGAAATCGGGCAACCGTCATCGGACACCAACAAAGCTCTGCATATCAACTTTTCGCTCGAAAGGACAGACTCATCTACCCTGAATACCGCAAAGATCCAGATATGGAACCTGAACCAAGCACACCTTAACACGCTGGCAAGAACCAACTGCCAGATCGAGTTGAATGCAGGATACGGCGATAGCCGACCTTGCATTTTCAAAGGTACGGTAAGCAACGTGCAGACCGACCTTGATGGTGCGGACAGAATGACGGATATAGAGGCGATTGACGGTTTCGCAGAGACCAAAGACACCTTTGTTTCCATTTCCTATCGTGGAAAAACGGCTGTAAAGACGGTTATTGACGATGCGGCAAAGAAGATGGGGCTTCCTGTAAGATACTCGTCAAAGGCGAGGAGCGTTGCTCTACGCCGTTTCTTTTCCCGTGGTTACAGTTATGTTGGAGCCGCCAAAAACGCTCTCGATGCAGCTTGCAGACTTGCGAGCATCGCTTGGACGATACAGAATGGTACGTTGCAGGTAACGCAGAAGAACGAGCCGATCTCCACCATAGCACAGGTGCTCGACAAAACGTCAGGGCTTATCGGCATCCCGAAGAAGATATACAACAGTGCGGTTGCGGCTGGTGAAGACACCGGAAGCACGTTGCAGGATAGCCTTTTTGGTTATGAGGTTGTGTTCTTTTTGAACGGAGCCATTAACGTCAACGACCTTGTGAAGCTCCAATCGGAAGTAGTTACGGGTATATTCCGTGTCTATAAGTTGACAATCCAAGGTGACAACCTTGAAGGAGATTGGCAATGTACGGCACAGCTTGTGGAGGTAGGAAGCGTATGATGCAAGATCTCGTAAAGGCGATTACGGATACCGTAACGTCTATGCTTAACGAAGTCCACACAGCATTACCGGCAGAGATTGTGGAATTCGATCCCAAAGATTGTACCGCAACGGTTCTGCCGTTGGCAAAAATGGTGCTCACAAACGGAAAGGTCATCGACTATCCGCAAATCACAGATGTTCCCGTTATGTTCCAGCAAGGAGCAGGGCGGGATGTTTCTGTCGTTTTCCCCGTAAAGAAAGGCGACGGATGCCTGCTCATCGTGAGCGAGCAAACGCTTGATATGTGGAGAGGAGAGGGAGAGCAGTTTTCGGAAATGAAATACGCCCTCTCGAACGCCGTAGCTCTTCCGGGACTATTCAGCAAGCCACCGAAGGAAATCAAGGACGCAATCGAGGATGATTGCATCATTGTAACCAACAAGAACTTGAAAATGGTTATCTCGGAAAAGCACATTGGCATCGACGGTGACGTGAAGATTCGAGGCGACGTCAAGGTGTCTGGATCTGTGAGCGAGCACCAGTTGCTACTCAATCCATTTAACAGTTGACCGAAAGGAGGATAGGCGATGAAAGATATTTTGCTCGACGACAAAGGCGACCTGAAGCTCTCGGAAACGGGAGATATTCAGTTCACCGACAGCGTGAAGCAAGCAATCGCAATCCGACTGCGGTGGTTTCAAAACGAATGGAAGCTCGGACCTGAACTTGGCATCCCGTATTACGAGGAAGCCTTTGTGAAGAATCCGAGTTTGGTTCTGCTCGAAGACCTGATGCGAGATGCGATACTCGACGTGGAGGAAGTCACGGACGTAGAGAATTTGGTTCTCACCCTTGACCGATACCTGAGAAAGTTAAGCGTTTCGTACAAGGTTCACGCAGGACAAAGTTCAATAGAAGGGAGGTTGACACTCGATGTATAACCAAAGAGGTGTAACACCGAACGGTTTTGTGAAGAAAAGGCTTGATGAGATCTTAGCCGAGCTTCAGCAAGACCTTACCGAAGAATTCGGATTCGATGTAGCACTCAATCCTCAATCCTTCTTGAATGTTCTTACCACGAATTTCGCTGATAGACTCGCACAGCTCTGGGAGGTGGCGGAGCAAACGTACTTCGCACACTATCCTTCCACCGCAGAAGGAGTAAACCTCGACTTCGCCGCACAGTTCGGCGGCTTAACGAGAGAAAGAGATCAGCAAACAGCCTACACGGTTCTTTGCACAGGCAAAGATGGGACGCTCATCGGTGACGGTACACGTATCGCATCGAACACGACACCCC